GCGGCCTCCAGGGCCTTTCCGATCTTGCGATAGGTCCCGGCGGCGGCGGGCAGCGCCTGGATCTTGCCATCGGCGGCAGCGAACACATCGGCATCCGCATCGATGGCTCCGGCGGCGATCATCTCGAACGTCCCGGCATCGTTGAGCAGCCGCGTGGCGAGCAGATCGCCCTGGGCTGCGGCGGCGCATTCGGACACTCCGATGGGATCGTCGGTATCCGTGACGGTGTTATGCACCACCTGCCCACTCGAGAGTTTGACCAGGCGCTTGGCGGAAACCGCCCCGCCGGCCTCGAAAGTTTTCTTTCCGTTTTCGGTCATGGGTAAATCCTCCGTAAAGGGATGGTTTCCTGGTTATTTCGCCTGCTGATCCTTATCGAGCCAGGCCTTGTGCAGCTCGGGATACTCCCGCGCCATGGCGCTGACAGCTTTGCCTTTTCCGCAACCGTGCTCTGCGCGATAAGCCTTGACCTTGGCCTCAAAATCCTCCGTATCCTCGCCCTTGGTTTTGCCCAGGGGCTGCTGGCCGGTCTCGCGCAAGCCATCAAGAATCTCCTGACGGCTTTCCAGATCGGCGGAAGAGTCGGCCACACCGAAAGAGATACCCAACGCTCCGATATCCTCGGCGGTCAGGCCCTTTTCGACCACGGCGGCAAATTTCTTGCCCGGCTCTTCGCCGAACCCGGCGGATACCAGGGCGACGATACGCGTGCGCTCATCGGCGGCACTCTGCTTAACCGCTTTGGCGTTTTCCTCCGCGGCGGACTCCCGGCCTTCATCCAGCACAGCCTGGTAAAGCTCGGGATGCTTGGCCTTCAATTCTTCTTTGTTCATGGCGTGCTCCTCAGTTGAAGGTTTCGCCCCGGCATCACCGGCCGCGGCTATCTGTTTTTGCGTGCGCCGGCCGGGCTGCGTGCCCGAGGCCAGCTGATCTATGATGTCGTCGAGAGTGGCAACACCGTCCACCAGCCCGACGCTTATGGCCTGCGAACCGAGAAAGACCCGGCCATTGGCCCATTGCTCATGGTCATCAACACTTAAACCGCGATGTTCACCGACAAAATCGGTAAATGCTGTATATATGTGGTTGAGCTGATCCTGGATATAACCCAGGCCTTCTTTGGTCAGGGGCGAATAAGCCGATGCAATACGCTTAAAATCGCCAGCGGTGATCTCGGTAACGCGCTGCCCATACATCTCCATCCGTTTCGACACGTCGACATGAGCGGCGACAACGCCGATGGAACCGATGGGATTGGTATCGCTGGAGATGTAGATCTCGTCGCAGGGCGCGGCCATCCAGTAACCTGCCGAGCAGATCATGCCGTCGGTGAAACCGATAACGGGCTTATTGCCGCGAAACTTGGACATCAGCTCGGCGGCCTCAGCCGTGCCATCCACCGTACCACCCGGCGTGTCGAAATACGGGATGATGCCGACAATATCGGGGTCGTTCTGCGCGGCGGCGAAATCCCGCATGAAGATCTGGCTTGAGCAGCCACCGCAGATCTCCATGAACCAGGTCATGCGCTTGGCGATGACATCGTGCACGGGGATGACGGCCACGTTATCGATCACCATGTAGGTGCCCCGGCCCTCAACGCGACGCCCTTCCGAGGCCGCCACAATCGCGGCCGCGGCGAGAGGATCGCGCTTTTCGATGCCGAGATCTTTGATCTGGATCTTGTCGCCCTTGAGATGGCGTTTGTAGATGTCCTGGATCTCCCGATGGGTTTCCGACAGGATTGCCCAGGGGCCATTAACAATGTCGATAAGACGCATAATTTCCCCTTTATTGCTCAGGCTGACTGGCCAATTTCGCCAGGTCGAAGCCTGGAAGATCGGCCATAGTCAGACCGAGTTCTTTCATCAACTCGCGTTCCTTGGCGATCTGCCGCAGTTCCTCTTCGTAATCCTTGCCCTGCTCCGCATACCAGTCGGCCATGGTCAGCATGTTGGAGACGAGAGCTTCCTTGCCGGAAGCGATCTCCTTGACCGGATCGATATGACCGCGCTTGGGCGGGGTCCAGGTGGCGTTTGTCCACAGTGCTTTGGCACGATAGAAATCGGGCGCGCCGGCAGGAAGAAGGATGCGCCCACGCAGCCATGCCTCTTCGAAAACCATCTCCCACACCGGCTGACAAAAATGATTGATCATCCAGTTCTGATAAAACTGGATCAGACGCCAAGCCTCCAGCATCGCAGCCCGGGCGGAAGAATAGTTCGCCTTACTGAAATCCTTCGCTACCACTTCATAGGGCAGGCCGCACGCGGCCCCCATGGCGCGCAGCAGCGTCTCGACAAACACCGGGAAGCTGTTGCCTGTACGATTGTTGTTGCCGAGGATGTGGGGCTTTTGGTTGAGCGACCCGTAAAGGACCTGACCCGGATGGTATTCCTTGATTTTTTGAACCCCTCCGGATGCCGCAGGAGCATCCGTCGTATCTCCGGTATATTCCCCCGGTTCTTCCCCGTCAGGCGTCTCGATAAAAACAGGGAATGACGCGGCCAGGATGGCACCGATCACCTCGAAATCCATGTAATCGTCATAATCGCGGAAAAGCTTAATCACCGGAGCCAGCGCCGAAATCCCGCGCACCTGTTCGGCATCTTTGCGATGAAACCCGTGGAAAATGCCACGACGATGGCCTATCCATGCCGGGATCTCCCGAAAATGCTGACTGGTCAGTGTGGTGGTGAGATGGCCGTCGTCAGGATCGGCGACATAGTAAAGAAGCCGCTCGCTGTGCGGTCCGAGACGAATACCGTCGCGGATATCCTTATCGCTGAAAAGGTTATGGGGAGTGCGCAGGCGGCGCGGATCGAGCACCTGGATGGCGAGATCGAAAGTTCTGCCCGGGCCGGAAACATTGACGGGCAGATTGAGATACTCGCCGCCGCCGATCATGTTGCGGATGGTCAGGTACTGAATGTCGGAAAAATGATCTTCACCCTCGACATCCGCCTGGCGGGACCACTCCCAAAAACACCACTCTGCCTGCTCGGCAACCTCGGCGGCAGCCTCTTCGCTGATTCCGAGCCACTTGAAGGCCGGTTTGCTCTGTGGCAGAAGACCGGGACCTCCGACGGTAGCCAGAGCGGTCGAATCAACAATGCTGGTGGCGTGGGGATTGTTGGCGATCAGATCGGCGGAGCGATCGGAAATGGTGAGACGTTCGCGCTCTTCGGAGTAACGGTTGAGACGGCGGACGAACCAGTTGCCGAGACTGCCCTTGCGTCCAGCTCCGGTTCGGGATACCCCGCCCGCCATAAAACCCAGAGCCGTGCGGGCCTTGGCCCGACGCAACGCGCGGCCCGGTGAGAAATAGCCGATGGCGCGATCCAGGGCGTTCATTTTCAGGAGGGCCTTGCGCTTCATCGGGCAGGCCTCCCGATGACGGTCACCGAAGCGCGGCGACCGAGCAGACGGGCTTTTTCCTTGCCAAGCCAGTCAAGGGTGCGGCGGATCTCGGGCAGGTCGGCGCTTGTCCAGGTGCGATCGGAACCGCCCGGTGTGGACATGCGCAAACTCTGCCCGCCTGCGCAGGCCTTGAGGGCCAGCTTGTATTCGGCAATCTGCTCTTCGATCTCTGTGAGGGTAAATACAGACATGCCGCGATGATTTCAAAAATATCGCGGCATGTCATTTACATGGTTGACGAGGTTGACGTGGTTGACAAAATATTTAGAACAATCGCATTTTTTCTAAATCTATGCCCCTTCATCAGCCTGCCGACGCTTGTAATCCTCGATCGAATCGATATAGAGCCGAAGCCCCCTCCCGTTGCCGACAAAGTACCCCTGAATATCTGTCCGATGATAAAGGTTGTAGATATGTTGCCGCGAGGGAGGATGCTCAGGGCAAAGGTGATAGCGGGCCTGCTCGACATTGCATGTCGGGCGGCGGTCGCCCTGGGCATAGGGGATCGGAGTTCGGTATGTCATATCATCTCCTCCTGCTGAACCATCCGGGACGGTTGCGTCCGGAAGGTTGAGCAATGAAACGGTCATTGTCATTGTTGTCCGATGCCGGCTGAGCCTGTGGAGTTTCCTTTTTAGGCTGCGCCTCTTCCTTGTCCCGCGCTTGCATGGCCAGAGCCTCTGCAAGCTTCGCATAGTTTGGGTTGAGGATCTGCCGGACAGCCATGTTGCCGACGCGCACGTCAAGGGCCTCGTTGCGTTGGAATCCATCACGCAGAACCCAGACGGTTTCCAGTTTGCCGGTTTTGCGGTTCTTCTCTTTTTTGGGGCGCTCGGCGCAGAGCATGCGGAAATACTCGAAGTCGTATTCCATATGCCAGTGGCAGCAGCGAGGGCCCGACTCGGTCGCCGTCAACCAGGACATCAGCAGATCCTTGCCGGTATCGACACCAAGCTCATAAAACGGCACCTTGTATTTTCGGCTCTTGCTGGGCTTGCGAGGAACCAGCGGCAGCCCCCTGATGTTGCTGCCCTTGTGCGCGATGTACCGGCGGGAACGGCGGACAAATTTTGCGACCATGTCGGCACGATAGCCGAGGTCGCACCCGAGACGCACGATATGCAATTCAGAGCCTGACTCATGAACATAAACGGTCTCCTGCGCCCAGTCGTGAAGCTGGTCCCATACTTCGTCCTTGCTCGTGTCGCCATGAAAGACGCGATACTCGATGCTCCAACTCTGGTGCCCTTCCCCCCAGGCGACAGCCTCGACCTCGATGCGGTTGAGCTGCACGTCCGCATCGGCCGTAATCAACACAGCTGCCATGGGCACCTTCCAGGTTGCGCCGTTCGGCCAGTAATCCCGTCGACGTTCGTAAAGCTCTTTTTCTCCGGTCAGGTCGCCTTCGGTGTCTTCCGGAACCGGCAGGCCGAGGCAATCGTTGTAGTAATACTGCAGATTGGCGTCCGACGGCTCGACCAGCGTCATCACGTACGCCTGGGCGATCTTGTGGAACGGCACAAACCGCGAGATCAGCGGCGGGATGTGCGCCCACACGCGTGAGGCGCGATCGATGGGAACGCCGCCGGGCCGAGGCCGCCAACCGTGCCATACATGCGGCGGATCGTGTAGGGCAGCCGCCTGCCGCACGGCTTCGTTCCGGTCTTCTTCGTCCCATTTGGCTTGACAGTGCGGGCACTCGTACCAGGCGCTGCCCTTGTCGGCGAGCTGGGCAGGATCGATCACGCCATCGGGCCAGCGGACGTTCGCGGCATCCATGATATGGGCCTCGCCGCAATAAGGGCATACCGGCCAGAAATCGATAAGGACCTGAGCGAGTTTCTGAGCAGTCCAGATCCGGCCGTCCTCGACCGAGGCCGTACATGCCTCGATGATCTTGTAGCTGTCCTCAAATGCCCTGAGACGCGCACGGGCCTTGCGAATCGCAGACTCAGGCCACAGATCCACTTCATCGAAATAGCCATACCGGATCGGCTTGGAGGCCAGACGCCCCTCCGACTGCGCCCATCCGAGATAGGTGATCATGCCGTTACGCAGGCGAATGCGCTTCTTGCTAATATCGTCAGGATTGCCCGTCTTGATGCGGCGCAGCGACGGGGTGTTGTCTATCATCGGTATCAGTCGATCATCGAGCGTCTCGGTGCCGGTATCGCGGTCCTGCATGACGATAAGCGAGGGACCGGGATCGTGGACAGCGTTGCCACCCCAACAGGTATGCATGAAGTCGGATTTCGCCGACTGACTACCGCCAGGCAAAAACAGTTCGCGCAGATGTTCCTGACAATACAGATCGAGCAAGCCCTTGAGATAGGGCGTCACATCGCCGTCATACGGTCCGGGCACGGAGCTGACCGCGATATAACGCTCTCCTTGGGCCCACTGGCTGAATGTCTCATCCGCCTGAGCACGGAAGACCTGCTTTTCTCCCTGCAGCAGCTTAAACTTGCGCGGCGGAGGGGATGGAAGCCAGTCGTATTTTTCGGCGAGGCTTGTCGTCATAAAAGGCGATCCAACGGGCTGCGAACGGCGTTAGGCTGTTTCATGACATGGGTGTAGACCATGGTGGTTTCAAGTTTTTTGTGACCGAGCAGGGATTGCACGGTTCGAATATTCTCCCCGCCTTCAAGCAAGTGGGTCGCAAAACTGTGACGAAAGGTATGCGGCGTAACATGCTTGACGATTCCGGCCTTGCGGGTGGCCGTCGCGACCGCCTTTTGCACTGCCGTTTCGTGTAAATGGTGGCGACCCTGTTCTCCGGTCCGTCTGTTTACCCAACGGGACGTTGCCGGGAAAACATACTGCCAACCCCATTCAAATGGAGCCCTTGGATATTTGCGGGACAGAGCTCCTGGTAAAGGGGCCGCGCCAAATCCGTCCCGAAGATTCTGCTCGTGAATTTCTTTGACCCTTTGCAAGCGCCTCTTGAGGCGATCCACAATCATGCAAGGCAAAGGGACGACTCGATCCTTATTACCCTTACCCTCACGAACGACAATCTGCATCTGTCCGAAGTCGATATCCTGGACACGCAACTGCAAAGCCTCGACCTTATGTCGCAAACCGGCACCGTACATGATGGCGCAGATCAGCCAATAGTCACCACGAAGATGATCAAGTACGCCCGCAACTTCATCTCTGGTCATAACCACAGGCAATCGCTTGGAACGTTTGGCCCGAAGAGCATCGATCTTGCCAAGGTTGATGCCAAGCACTTCCTGGTACAAAAACTTGAGAGCATTAAAGGCAACGTTTTGAGTGGATGCCGCTTTCCATGAAAAAGGATGAACTCCCGACAGTAATTACAATAAGCGCTAGCGGTGACATCACTGCGCCGCAGAACCCGGCACTTATCACGAAGGCGGTCCAACAGTTTCGGCTGCTTTTGCGGACTGTGTTTTATGGGATAGATGTTTGCTTTCAAAGGATTTTCCATAACAAACCTCCTTCCTGTTAAGATGCCGGTTTGGGGGTTTAACGGTCGTTGGGCGGATTAACGCCATTCCAGTTTTACGCACTTTGCGCCATCTCGTTTGAGCTGCCACATGCACCACAATGCAACACACAGCCACTCGGT